CCTACGTTCCACCATTTCAATCAAACCATACTCATCAACTTCAAGGCCAACGCACTCAGCTTTCATTTCAAGATAATCTTCCTTTGTTATTTTTTCCTGAGAAACTATTTCAAAAATTCTATCCGCGCTTTGCGTCATCAATGATCTCCTGTATCATTTCAAGGAATAAAGGATTTACCTTGTCTGTTTGCCCAGAAGCCCACAACGCAAAGCTCTCCGCGAACCATTCAAAGGCGCTCGTTTCAGCGTACCGACTAGCAAATTCTTTTGAACGTTTTTTCTTTAACCTATAAACTTTGAGCCAACGCTTTTTGAGTTCATCCTCAAATGGTCTGTCTGATGCGGAAACCCTACCCCTTTCAGAAACGCGCCGCTTATAAGTTTGATGGATTTGGTGCCCAAACTCATGATACATAGTTGATCTAAAATAATCCATTCCACCAGTTGAATACTTTTCAACAGTCCAAGGCTTTTTCCCCTCGCCGCCGAGTTTGTAATCTGTCACCGTTGGCAGCGAGATTGAAGCATATTCACGTTTTAATTCCCAAAGCTCGTCTGTGGCTTTGTTGAACCTGTCAAGCGCATCCGTATCGTCGAGACCATCATTTCTTGCGTCTAAGACCGCCCCGCGAGCCGCTAGTACTTCAATATCTAATTTATCTATTTTAGCTTTCAAATCAGTTCGTTTTTGAACGAGGCTTGCATCATTAGAGGTGTTTATATCTCCACCCCACTTGTTGAAATAATCGGTGTTGAAGCCCATAACTCCATCACCCATATTCGCTATCGTTTGCCCGTATTGAGAACCTGATCCGTTTATTTTCTTATAGCCCCTTACCCTTGGGATGCCAAAAAGATCAGAAAAGTAATTAAGTTCCTGATTTACAATAGCGATTGCAGTAGCAGCTTCTTTTGTAAGTGAGGCCCCGCCTTGGATTGCTGCAAAATCATTCTCACTGCGACCTTGATAAACTGCACGCAAAGCTTGGTTTGGTTGCTCATCGGCTTCTTTGAGCTGCTTTCTGAGGCTTGCTAGGCTTTCTTCTTTTGAAACCGTAGGAAAATCTTCGTTTCTTACCCCCTTAATTATCGGAAGCAACACCTCACGACCAACGGGTAAAGGCGCAAAAGGTTCAAATGGAGCGGGTGGCGGCGGCGGCGGTGGCGGTTGGGAAACGGGAACGTCATCAAAAATTGCGTCCTCATCGGTAAAGTAAACCGCGAGGCACCTGCAATTTATATTGTTGCCCGCCCCTCCACTTCCGTCATGAGGGTATTTCATCTTTATGGTTTGACCATTGAAGGGTACAAGGAACGGCTCATCAATCCCTACTTCTTGCCCATTAGCCGCCGCATGACCCGATCTGGTTCTAGCATCACTAACTGAAACCCACCGTTTTTTCTGTGAGGGAAGGTTAAGCTCCCTTGTGGCCGCGTCAGTCGCATAGGACGCTGCTGCGTGGGTTTCTGTCCGAGCTATGGTAGTGGCCCTTGCTCGGCCCATTGCCCCTCCTGTGTACTCTTTTATGAGCTTGGCGGTCGGCCCAACGCCCAAAGCTTCATTATCCGCGACCTCAATCGCCCGTCTGATTTTATTTTTTGTTGTTTGGGTGACGCCCACGACCTTGCTTGCGCCTTCTTTAGCGTAGTATTGGAACACCAAAGCTTCAAATTGTGTTGCTCTCTTACGGTTTTCGACAACCCTTTGTGCAAATTTTTCTATAACAGCCGCATAAGAAGCCCGAAAGACCGCGCCAACTTCAGATTGCAAAGTGACGTTTGCATTCTCTACGCTTGTTCCAGCCTCATACGCAGCGGCGGCTCTGTTTCCCGCTGTTCTAAAAAGGCTTTCCATCTTTCTTGCCATTTGCTTTTCAAATTGAAGGCGAAGGCGGCTGACCTCCCTGATCTCCTTGGCAATGGAAACTCGGCTCGCGCCCGCTTTTATGTATACTGGAAACCCCATGCCCTGTTATAGCATTAAACTTTTTTTTGGTCTAACTGCATTTTTTTGTAAATATGGTATTTACATTTACCAAAAAGACAGGCATACAAAATGTATAGCAACTTTAAAACTAGGTAGATCAAATGGAAAATCAGATTAAAAAAGCTTTCTCCGGTTTAGACGCTCAAATGTTCGAGCGCCAACTGAAATGGGCCAAAGCACGAAAATCTGCAATCACAGAAATGTGGGCAGAAAAGAACAACACCCGCCAAATGAATTACGAAATTCTTTTTGAAATCGCAGGCGGCAAAACATGGTACAATCTTTTAGCTTATACAAACAAGATTGAAGAAGTTGTTCGCAAAAATATTGATAACCTGATTGCAAACCGAAACAACCGCATCATCAAAGCGCTTACCAAAAAAAGCATCACTGAAATCCAAGACTTTGAACTTGTATCTTGTGGTGATGGGTATGAGGGAACTTTCATAATTGATGGGAATGTTGTTTCAATAAATACCATCTTGGCAGGAGGCTATAACGTCCAATGCCTTCACCAAAGAACGCTCATCAAGATTAAGTAATCAATCGGGGGCTTCGGCCCCCACCAACCAATGGAGAAAAAAATGGATTTTATCGTTAAAACTCAAACTCTGGAAAACTACGGCGCTCACGACACCGATGGGAAGTTTTCAAGCGGAAACGCTTATTGGAAATTTAAAGGCGGCGATGACTACATCGTGAGTGATGTAAACCGTCCAGCCGATGCCATGGCCTATATAATGGCCGCTCATTCGTCAAACTGCATTTCAGTGAAGGTTATCCCCACAGATGTAATGACCATTAGCCAGTGGGAAGATGAGCTCGCGGAGCTTGATAAAGATTATGCAGTTGCCCTTTTAGAGCAAGCAATCAGGGTTTCACCACTCAAACATTGAACCTTTAGTATATCTAAAATTGTGGGGCTTCGGCCCCTTTTTTTGTCATTATGTAACTTTTTTGTAAATTAAGTATTTACATATATAAAAAAATAGAGCATACAGAATGTATAGCAACGGAGGAAGTTCAAATGATCAACACAGTTTTTCAAACCGCACTTGATAAAAGCAGCAAGTATATTGGCCGCACTGGCACTACCCACTGCGCAGCAAAGTTTCGGAACATCTTAGAAACTGAGTTAGGAAAAGATTGGGAGGATGCTTATTTCAAACAAATTCTTTCGCTTATCAAGAAACGCGGATCAGACATTATCTGGGATTAATCAATCGGGGGCGAAAGCCCCCAACCAAATGGAGAAAAAAATGGCACGTAGAAGTTACAAAATTTTCGGGATCAAAGACGGCGGCCCAGAACAGTGGGTCGATACTGTGAGCAACGCAGCCGATGGAAAGGCAGTTCATAACGCAATGAAGGCTCAAGGTTACTTTGATTATATTCGTTGCCGCGACTGCTTGGGTGGATTGCGTTTTGAATACAATTTGAAAACTGGAAGAAAGACAGCGTGAGGAGGCGTGATATGTCAGGAGCAACTGCATCAGAGTTCAACAAGTGGGAAGCCCACGCTAAGACCGTCGATGACGATGCGCTGTCTTACATCATTAGCGATTGCCGCCAAGCCCAGAACGCGATGCGGGGGTGGAACCCTGAGCGGGAAAACTACTATGCCGATCAGGGCATGACCTACGCTATGGAGCGCCTACGCCGTGAAGGCAAACTGCGCCGCCGTTAATCAACAGGGGCTTCGGCCCCACAGCCATTGGAGGTAACATGGCACATTCTCTTAAATTTTTACTTTCCCCCGAAGCCGCTAAAATGCGCCTTAATCGACTGGAAGGCAATATTCATTTCAACGGCGAAAATAAATTTGTCGTTCACATCGAAGTCCCGTCACTCGACGAAGATCGGCTTATAGAATTTGACGCCGTTACACACCAAGTGGCAATGGCGCGAGGTTACCGCTGGCTTGCCAATCACAACGCGATCACTTTTGCTGTTCGCATGGTGAAGGAAGGCGGCTCGCTTTCAAAGCCTTTTGGTATCTATGATGATGTCGAGCTTGGCCTCGTGGAAAACTATATCTAGTTTTTCTTTTTGGATTTGAGCGGGTGGCCTTCTGGCAAAAGATCAGTGTCAAACTTCCCCCGCTTGAACCTTCCCGTTCTTACGGCCCCCAAAAATACATTTACCCGCGCATAAGCCCACTGGTCGGCAGAACTGACGCTAGGGCGCACTGAAGATGGGTTTGTGTTGTAAGCCCCCACGCCTCGACGAAACACCGCCTCCAGCATCCTCTGAGTGACCCTCTTGCCTTTTTTATCGCCATGCTTTTCGTTATGGTCTTTGACTTTTTCCGCTAAACCTTTTTTGACCGCTTCTGAAATTTTCGCTGGCGCTTTTTCCTCAAGCGGCAAATCTTCCATAAATGAAACCAACTCGTCAGCCTTATCACGCTCTTTATCTAGCTCCCGAACCTTACGTGCAGCCCAAGACTGCCCCTCGTCTCCACCCCAAAGCAACCAAGCAACCAATCCCGCACTGGGCCAACCAGCCTCGCCCCTGCGGAAGCCCTCTGCCCTTTTGTCAACCTCATGTCTTGAGAAGTAACTATGCATTCTACGGACGGTTCTGGGGCTAAGCCGCTCTTTCGTTTTAAGCTGGTTTGCCCTAGCCACACCGACCTGAGTGCCGCCGCGCCCATATTCCTTGCGAAGCGCAAGACCGCGAGTTGCGTTTGAAGCCATCGCGTCCGTTGGCGTTGTATTTACATCACTTTCAGCCTTGTCATCTTCTTCATCATCATGGTGGGATTTTTCCTTTTCCCGATGACGCATATCATCTGGACTTACGTACCGATCAGGATAATTCCTTTTATCACCTATGAGATCCTCGTATTCACCATGAGTATCGCACGGCATAAATACAAGGGTTCCGTCAACTGTATGCTGATGACTTCCAACACAACCTATTTGTGCGGCGCGATCCGATGCTTCGGCTCTGGTTGTAAAAGTGTCCTTGGCTACTTCACTCTTTTTTTTTATTTCTTCTTCGCCGTAGGCTTGTTTACCTGCTTCTTCTGGGTCTTGCCCTTCGTCTGCCGCCACTTCTGGACCACCCAATGGGAAGAGGTTTGCGGCAATGAAGACTTCGTCACCTCCTGTGATGGGTTCAAGGCCCAATCTTTCACGCGCTTCATTACGTGAGATAATTCCATCTCTAACCGCCGAAGTAACATTTTCATAAACTCTACGCCTCCGCTCTGTCATGGCTGGGATGGCGTCAATATCATATAAAATCGATATATCATCACCAAACGCTGGGGCCAGCCATTCGTTTAAATCGCTTTCAATCCTACGCGCCAAGGGAATAATGGTTTCTTCATAAAGCGCCAGACGCGCTTCTTGAACATTTGCATAGGTTTGAGCGTCTGGAATACCAATAAGCTGAGAAGGAACCCCAAAACAAAGCGCAATATCTTTCGCGGTCATGTTCGCTTGGTTCATAAAATCCATGTCCTTTGGCGACATGCCCATTTCTTTCCATTCAAAATCACCCTCAAGTAGCATGGGGCGACCCGCGTTGTTTACGCCCTTGAAGCGATTTGCCAAATCACTTTGTAACTGCTCGCGCTGGCTATCTGTGAGTAAAAGTCTATTTCCCGCATCGTCTGCTGGCTTGAAAACTATTGCCCCTGATGGTCTGGCACCATTTGCTAACAGCGCAATGTTGTGCTTCGAAACCATGTTGTTCTGGTCAATAGAAAGAGCCGCCGCCGCTAGGGGGGAAAGACCCTGATAATCGTCAAGAGGGTTCCAGAGCTTAAAATGCTTTACCTCTGCGGCTCCCGTTACTGGATCGGCGGGGTAGGTTTTCACTACCTCTTGTCCAAGCTTGTATTTGTAAGACTTTGGGATTGCCGTGCTACTTGGCTCGATTTCAATTCTATCTGGGCGCAGAATATGCAACTCTCTCGGAGCGCCGTTAACATCTGATTGCAGTGCATAAGAGTTTCCAGACAAAAGCAAGTAAGAATAAAGGCTTTGGAAGTACTCAACGCCAGCTTGTAGTGGGTTTGGCCGCGCAAGTAGTGAAATCAAAGGATGTGCCTCAAGCTTTATATCGCCCTGATAAACACAAAAAGGGATTGAAGCTGCCCCGTTAGCGATTTCATTAACGCAACGGTAAACGATTGCGTTTTCTTTATACCCTTCTTGAGCAAAAGTTTTAAAATTATCTTTTTTTGTTCCGCTGTATGTGGGGCCACTGATATGAACCTGTGGCGCTTCCTTACGCTCAAAGGTTTGACCTCTGCCAAATGCAGCCGCAATATTGTCTAAGATGCCCATTAACTTATTCTCCAGACGGGTTGCCCTGTTGACCTGTTTAACTCAGTAAGCGCCCAAACCAAAGCGTCTAATCTATCGGGGGATTTCTTTGACTGCGGAGTGTAGCTAGTCATTTGATCTTCAAGCTCCCTAAATACACCACAATGCGAAACCTTACCCTGCTCATACAGCGCCGCAATGGGCTCTGCCCTTAATATCTTACCCCTCGACGCCCTGACGGGGGTGTAGGGAACACTTCTATCTATAGTTCTTATCACTTTTTCAACCAAATCGCCACCGTTGTTTACTTCCGCAACTATTCTATCTGCCTTCCATTCGTTGAAAGCAGACACCGCCGCTTGCGCCCAAGTGTCAGGTGAACCCCTGAGTGATCTGTCATCTAAAATATAGAACCTCTCGTCAACGCCTCGGCCCGCAACAACGATCCCAGTTTCGTCGCTGTTTTCATTTCCAGTTACCGCAGGATCAATAGCAACAACTATTCTTTTCATCTGGGGTGCATTCTGCTCATCAAGGTTAGCTTGCTCAATAATCCTATGGTTCCAGAGCGCACCCTCAATATCATCTAAAACCTCAGCATATAACTCTTGGCGTCCCAGCCTTGTACCTTCATACTTTTCTTTAAGTTGCTCAAGAGCCGCCGCCGCTAGATTTTCTTGATTTTCAAATGTCGAACCCCTCGTGACAGCCGTTCCCTTTCTTTTCAGCAAATTTTTGATGATCTGGTTTTGCTTTGGCGTTGTTTTTATTACGCATTGAGGATTATCGCCAAGGCGCAACCCAAACATTAACTGATCAAAAGCTTCTGGGTAAACCCAAGCAGCTATCTCATCACACCAAGCGCGATGGAACTGAGGCCCACGTAATCGCTCAGGCTCTGCCGCAGAAAACCCTTGGATTATAGAACCATTAAAAAGTCTGATTTCTTGGGCGCTACTGT